TCCTTAATACAATCTTATCTATACTAGAAAAACTTGCTTGTCCTGTTATCCACGAAGTCCAACCAGCCCAAGAACTTCCATCATACACATTTACTCTAAACTTATTAGCTTGGTTGGTTGCATCAATCTCTATGGCTAAAATATACCATTGGTCAGCACTATATGCTGAATAATTAACCCAGCTAGTTATACCTTGGTCGTAATACTTTATATAACCATCGTTATAAAATGTAAAATCAACTATTGTTGTGGCAGATGTATATAGCCTTATCCAAGGACCAAAACTATCAGTTACGTCTGGTCTAACAGCAATATACATTACTCCAGACGTCCAAGCTGTAATAGTTCTTGAAATATCTTGTAATGTACTCCCTGTTCCTGAACCAGCAATACTTAAACCCTTAGCACCTTCATATTTAACAGATGTTTCTACATTAAATGGACCTCCATTAATTATAGTCCAACTGTCTTGTCCGTTTAAATCTCCATCATTAAGGGTATTAAAATTTTGGTCATAGGTAAATGCCATTATTCAATACCCAAAACACCATTGGCGTTCCAGGTTATATTTACTGTTACTGCCGTGCCTCCCGTCGCTGTTTCAAGAGTTATGTATCCAACAAGCCTTGAAGTTGACGCTGTTCCAGTGCTGTTGTAGATTATCAGGTACTTTATGTTTGCCGAGGTTGTTACTCCCGTAAGAGAGAGGTCATCAGCATCAAACTTAATATTGTGAGAGGCTGTTGATATTGTTGGGTTTGCAAGTGTTTCTCCGCCTGCTGTATAGTCGCCAGAAGCGTCTATCTCTCCAGTTATATCATCAAAGAATTCGTGAGCATCTTGGTCTGGGGTGTATGAAGCCGAAACTAAGGCAACCTTGACATTGCCTGCGTTTAGGTCAACTCCGCTTCCGTTTGCAAGAGCTTCTTTGTATTTACTATAAAATGTGAATGTGTCTGCCATATTTTTTTATTTAATTATCTACTTGACCTATATTTTGTTAAAATTCTCGTAGGCTCATCTTTTGACCTCTTAGAATAAACACTTTCAATCAATCCTGTAATTCCCCTATCCTCATCTCCCTCATATTTCAGCAATTCATTTGACCAGAAATCAGCGTTATCTAATCCTTTTCTTTGTGCATAATAGGCCGTCGGTCTTACTACTAAATATTCGTGTAATCTCCCATCAAAACCTGGTTTTTTTGTCGTATCAGAACTTGTAAAGTATGAAGCCTCACGATTTATAAATATTTTAATTCCGTTAGTGTAACTATAATTTGGTATTGCATCTAAAAATATACCATTTGCAGTTTTGTCATATTTTGACGGCTGTCCTGTTATTTCTTGTCCATCAACAAATCCTATATTTCTTCCTCTTTGGTTTTGTTGGTCTGCCAGTTCAAGGTCATAAAATATTCCACTACTATTCGCCACCATTACCCTATAAATATCTAAGATTAAATTTCCTTGTTCGTCGGTAGTAAAAGAATAATCCCTCTGTCCTGAGACAAGGTCTGTTGTAATTATTGGATAATCTGTATGATTTGAGTCGTCATATTGCCAACTGCCAGAAGACCTTATGGCAAGTGCTAATAATCTGTCTACTGCCGCATTAACATCAGAAACAACCTCTGATAATGGATATTTAGTTGTGTCGGCACCAGTATAGCGATAAATTAAATCAACTATTCCTGACTTTGTTGATGATGCTGAAAAAACAAGGCTCATAATTTAGTTCTTTTTCTTTTTATTAAAATTACTCTTAAATTCCTCCACGTGGTTAAAGATAGAACAGACTATCTCGTCGTTTTCTAATTTAAGCGATTCATAATCGTCATACTCATTCTCTAAATATGGGGTCATAAGCTTTCTTGCAAGTGGAATAATAAGGTCTGTAAATTTCTGGGCTTTTAATCCTACCTTATTTCTCTCAATTTCCTTTTCTTCTTTTTGCTTTTTAAGTTTCTCATATTTATCCCTTAATTCTTGTGGTGTTTCCTTTTTTACTTTGGCGCATATTTCTTCTTTTACTTTGTTGATATCGGATATACACTTTTCCATTCTCTTTGTAATGGATTTTTCTCTCTTTAAAAACTCATCTAAATTAACTTTCTTTTCTTCCTCTTGGAGCTGCTTATCGGTTTCGGCCATTTGTTCCTCTAACTTCATAATCTCATCAGATTTTTCTCTGCCGATGTGAATAAGCTCTGACTTGTCTTTTAAAAGTTTCTTTAACTTTTCGTCTGTTAGTTTGATTGTTTTTGACATATTTATTTAATTAGTGAATAAGCTTCAACCCATTTGTTAGAGTTCTTTGGGTCATTAATATCGTAATTATCCAAAACATATTCTCTGGCCTCTCTGCCAAGTTTTCTGCGAAGTTCTTTATCTGAGATAAACTTTTCTATCTGAGAAATCCATTCTTCTTGTGTTTTGGCAAGTAAAAGATATTTTGAGTCTTCTTGACCCTGATATGGGCTATCGCCCGTTTCAAATCCTTGGGCAATAGTCGGTATTTCTAAGACAGAGTTTTCCAAAAACTTTAAATTAGATTTACACTTATTAAAGTATGTATCCGCCCGGGGTATAATCACAAAGTCAAGTTTTAGGTCGTTTAAGGTCTCATAATATTCGTCAACCTTTGAGAAAGGATGCCATTCAATATTAACTCCACTCCAAAAGGCATATTCTTCTGAATATAGCTGTTTGTATACTTCCCTCTGCCCTGATGCGGGTAAAGAAAGTAAGACTAATCTTACTCTTGGGTCATTCTGATATTTTTCAATAATCGGCTTTAAAACTTCTATATCCGATGTCATTGCCACGCTTCCCGTAATTCCTATCCTAACGATATCTGTTTCGTTTCTCTTGGGTTCGGGAAAATAAAATGGGTCAATATAGTTAGGCAATACAACCACATTTTGATTAAGCTTTAAATATTCTTGCTTTAAACATTCGGTTGAACAAGTAATTAAATCCGCTTCTTTTGCAAATGTGTCTAGGGCGGTATTCATTTTTTCTAATCCTTTTTCTACCCTTTCTTTGTTCATCATCTCATTAAACTTAAAGCCGTTATCTTCCTTTAAGGTGTCGTCATTGTCCATTACTATTTTCTTTCCTGCCTTTTTTAGTATTCTTGCTAATTCTAATTTTGCTCTTTCTATCGGCCTGTGAAAAACAACTATTTCGGCATCAAGTGCGGCTTTTGACTTCTGCTCTGGTGTTAGTTGTCTGATATTAAAAGATGTTCTATCCCCGTTCCAACCATTAGCTTGAAGGGGAAAAAGACAACGAACATTATAACACCCATTTAATTCGCTATTGATAAAGTATACTTTTGACATAGTTATTCTTTTTCAAGCAATTCTGCCTGAGCCTTTAATTCTTTTATCTTTAATTGCTTTAATTCCTCCAACTGCCTAAGGTTTTCTTTTGCTTGCTTTATTTGGTCAGAAATAGACAAAGGATTGGTTGAAACGGGACATACATCAACTTTTGAATTTTCGTTCAATGTAGGGCATTCTGGTGCGTCTGGTAACGATATAGTAGCTGGTGGTGGTGAGTATTCTGTTTCAACTGGTGTAATTATCTGTTTAGTTCTGGGATTTATAATATCCCCAGTTAAGCCGTTAATTCGGTCTGATGTCTTTTTTATGTTTTGTGCTATATATGTTTTTCCCATAATTGTTTGCAAATTTATGTCGGTTCTCTCAATTTGCAGTGAGACCGACATAAACAATTAATTAATAATTGCTACTTAACCTCCGTTCACGCCAGATTTTGACAAAATACATACTCCAGCTGTTCCTCTGTTCTCAATTACTCCGTAGAGCAAATCTGCGGTTGTAAGAGTTGAAAGGTAATCTGGAATATAGTTTGACTGTACTCTGACTCCATATTGTCCAGTCATTGAGCTTCCTGCGGCTGAACCACCTTCTCCCAAAGGAGATGTTGCCCAGTGCAAAGCATCTTTGTGTGCCAAAGCATTATATCTTCCAGCAGTTGATGAAACATACTGAACATTTGTTGATATAAATACTGGAATACCATATAGGTATCCTGCTGGCCTCTTAGCTGTTGGGTCGTTAACTGGTGAGTTAACAGCCAGGCTGAACTTGTCAATGTTTTGGATTTGAGTCCAAAATGTATATGGATGAACAAAGAAAGCTACATCCTGAGTAGTATCAATGTCAGCATTCTCAATAGCCGCAATAGCTGCTCTGATTATGCTGTCAGCTAAATCTGATGTAGAAGCTCCAACTGTTGTGTCAAAGCCTTTAAACAGGTTTGCCAATGCTACTTCTAACTTTTTAGCAACTGTATATCCTGCATTCTGTGCATACTTTTCTTGTAAGTAATAAGAATGCTTGACCTGAGCTGCTTCTCTATCTTCAATAGCGAAGGATACTTCATACCATTGGTCTACGGCCAAAGTAACTTTACCCTCCGTAGATGCGTTAAGAGTTACGGCAGTAGCATTCGTTTTGCTATAAGCCGTCATCTCTGTTAGGTTGGGAGTATAAAGTGTGTCCCCACCGCTACTTAATTCTTGACTTCTGTCTGTGAAAAAACCAGCAATTACCAGTTTTGACTTAAAGAAGTCGTTTATTCTTTCTCCCCAAACGTCTGGTATTAAATTTGCCAGAGTTACGGAAGAATGACTCGTTGTCGGAAATGCCATTTATTTTTTACCCACTGCCTTATTAAAGGCCTCAATATGTTCCTCTCGGGTTGCTCCTGACTGAAAACCCTTTACTTCTTCCTGGGTTTCAGCAGAACCTCTTGAAGCTCCAAGCTTAGCTTTTTCCTTCTTTTCTCTTTCCTCAGTATCTTTCTGATAAATAGAAAATAGAGGGTCTTTAATTGCCTCGGTCAAGGATATTCCTTTTCCTCTTGCAATTACTTTTGCCTGCTCTATTGCTTCATCGGATAGTCCCCGAGCTATCAATTTCAGCTCTTCTGTAAGTTGTGGGTCATTAGGTTTACTTTTTTGAGAATTGGCCTTTAAGGTTTTTAATTCCTCTTCGGCTCTTTTGGCTCTTGCGGTCAATTCTGCTTTTGCCTTTAAGGCATCAGCTAAATTGGCTTTAATTACCTCAGTGTCCTCTTCTACTGTTTCGTTGCTCTCGGGAGCTTCCTCAACCTCTGTGCTTGTGTCCACAGCGACATCTATGGTTTCTTCTTCCATTGATTTTTGACGGTTTGTGCATTGCCGTCTTGCTTATTAATAGTTTATGGGGAGCTATTTCCCGTAAATAGTTTAATGACTTATTTAGGTCATTATCCTTTATTTTTATGATATTGCTTAA